GTAGCCGTTCAGGAGTGTGCCGACAATTGAATCGTCGGACGTGTCGATGACGTAAATATGGAGTCGGGTGAAATAGTCGGCATCAGCACTGGACTGGAGCAGTCCGACTACCATGTCCACGGTGCCGCTGATCGTTTGGTTTGGTTTCAGCCGCCGACTAATGGCCCGCAAGACGCCCATGCGATACGGGGACGTCGAGACCGTCTCCGACATCACGGCCTGAAAGCTGCCGGGAATCTCGGCGCCGAACTTATGCGGATCGAACGCCTTCGTCCCGGCCGCGAGCGCGCTCACCGCGTCCCACCCCCCGTCCCACGTTGGCGGCGTATAGGGCGCGGGCTGATTCAGGAGATAGAACCGAACGGCCATCGGCTACGGCCAGGGCAAGCCGCGGGAGAGTTCCTGCACGCGGAACGGGAAGATGTTGTGCTCGATCATCTCGCGCGTGCGGCTCCACTTCGCCTCCCGGAAGCGCACGAACCACGCATCATTGATGCCCTCATCGGGGATGAGCAGCCATGGGAGAATGCGATTGCGCGCGGAGCGGTGCAGCGTAATCAGTTGATTCGCGCGACTGTTCATCAGGGCCAACTCGCCGATGAACTCGCGGCGCGGTCCCCAGAGTTCATAGACCGTTTCAACCTTGCCCTCGGTAGGATGCTCGACTTGCCCCTGTTCCTCTTCCTCCACCACGCCCCACCGCACGTCGTTGTCGAGATCGCGGAGGGCTGTCAGGAGCAGCAGCCGCCCGACCATCGGCGCGAGATAGTTGTCCTCGTTGACCGACAGCCGCCAGGTATCGAACGTCTGCGGGCTGTCGAATAGCACCCACGGACTAATCGTCCAGTCGTTTTCAAAGGAGGCCGGGATGTCGATGGCTTGCGAGAAGGAGAGCGGCGACCCCGTGCCCGCCTCAATCGTCACGTCCAGGCCTTCTTCGAAGTTGTGATAGATGATCGCGGCCCCGACAATCTCCACGGGCGCCGGGAACACGAGTTCCCAGTAGCCGCTCAGCGTCGTGAGCTTCGCCGGCCGTGACGGCAGGTTGAGGTGCCCCGTGTTCGTCGGCGCCACGATGTTCTCGGCGGGATACTCGCTATCCTCCGCACTCCCGATCACCGTGTCGGCCGTGCCTGCGACGTCATCCTCGGGCAAGGCATAGCGCCCGAAGGCCGCACCGGGGGAAAGCGTCGGGCCGGTCGCCATCAGCGGGCCATCGCCTTCTCGAGCACCGTCACCGTCCCCCGCTGGTTCAGCCGGAACTCCCACTGCAACCGGGGCACAATGTCACGCGCGAAGACCGCGTCCATCCCTTCCGCGTTGAGGGCGTTGGCGTGGATGTTGACCGTGTAGTGCTGGTTGAGCGTAGGCGAGCTACCCGTGGTGGCGCTCGTGCGCGGGACGATGTCTTCCCCGAAGCGCCCCCCGTGCAGAATGGCGGGCTGCACGACGCCAGGCGGGACGAAACCGCCTGTGTTGAAGCCCTTCACGTTCTTGAGGCCCCCGGCCTGCAGGGCACTCACGAACGCCGCCTGTGCCGGGTCGTATTCGCCCTTGCTGTCGGCCCGGTAGACTTCCCCGATGAGGCGCTCCGCGACGGGGCCTGAAATCTTCGCCTTCTGCGAGGCCTTGACGGCCGCCTCAAACTGCGTGCCCCCGAACATGTCCTGGAGTTGCCCGAAGAACCGATCCCGCCGCGGGCTGATGTCGGTCGCCTCTTCCCCGCCGCGGAAGAGTCCGCCCTTCCAGATCGCCACCCCGAGGGCCGCCCCGCCGAGCGCCGCCAGCGTGAACGGATTCGTCGCGAAGGCTGCCAGGCCCGCGCTCCCGGCGCCACCCGCCGACGCTGCGCCGCCCAGCGCCGTCCCGGAGACGCCCCCGGCAATCGCGTTGCCGATACTCTGCGCCAGCTTCGCGCTCGACAGGCTCTTGATGAGTCCGCCGAGGAATTGCTTGGTGAAGAACGACAGGATTTCGCCAAGGATATTGGCGACCCCGGCCTGAATGGACTTCCAGATGTCGAGGTAGCCTTCCTTGAAACTCTTGGCCCCGAGCATCATCTGGGCGAAGGATCCCGCGATGGCCGTGTCCATCATCTGAATCGAGCGGGTCATGCCTTCGGTCAGCGCCGTCCAGACGTGGCTGAGTTCCTCCGCGCGTTTCTTCCCGATGCCAGGGACGGTCGCCTCCATCGCGCCCGCGACCCGCTGTGAGGGCAGGAAGATTTGATCGCCGACCGGCGACAGGCCCGCGAGCGGGTCGCCCGTGACCCGGCTCTGCCGCATCAGTTCCGCGTCGTGCTCGAAGAACGCCTGCCCTGTCAGGTTCGCCATCTCGCTATTCAGGCGCGCGTAGGATTCGGCGAGCTTCTCCGTTTCCGTCTTAGCACTCTTCGTGGTGCCCGTGCTCTTACTTAAGAGCGACTCGTAGTCGACGAGCGATCCAGAGTTCTTCCGGATTTCCACGTCGGTGCGGTTCAGCGCGGCCGCGCTGGCGTCCGCGGCATCCCGGAACCATTGGGCCTGATTGCGGACGGCTTCGATGCTGATGCCCAAAGCCTTCCACAGCATGGCCTCACCGGGAATCTTGGACAGCAGCCCCATGACCCCCGCGAGGCCGTCCAGGAGCCCCGCCGTGCCGCGCCGGATGAAGTTCACGAACTGGTCGAACAGGCGCCCGAGGAAGTTGTAGGACTCGGCAGCCCACACCTTGAGCTGCATCTGGAACTTCCCGATGGCGTCCCCGGCCTGGTCGAGCGCCCGCACCGTCTTGTCCGACATCACCGGGGCCGCGTTGCCTAACTGCTCGAAGTTCGCGATCAACGTCGGGAGGATGGCCGCACCCGTGCGCCCGAACAGGTCGATGGCGATGGCGGCGCGGGCGGCCGGGTCCGGGATCTTGGCGATCTCGGTCGCGATCATGGACAGTTGCTCAAACGGCGACGCCGCCTTCAGGGCCGCGAGGTTGATGCCGAGCACCTTGACGGCATTGACCGCGCTCTTGTCGCCGCTGATGAGATTGTTCTGGAGCCGCGAGATGGCGCCCGTGAGTTCGTCAAGGCTATTGCCGGACTGGCCCGCAATAAACTGCAATTTCTGGACTTCCGTCGTGGTGAGGCCGGTGCGATCCGCGACCTTGACCAACTGATCGGCCGTGTTCAGGAGCGCGCGCCCGAACGCCACGACGCTGCTCACGCCGAGCGAGATCCCAAACGCGCCCAGGACGGTGCTGACTTGCGTCAGCGACATCCCAAAGCGCTGCGTCTCGGTGGTCGCCCCGGCCGTCGCCTTCTGCAAGGCCACCATCGCCGGCGGGGCCTTCTGGCCGAGCGCGGTATATTTCGCGATGGCGTCCGTGAGCGTGCGATTGGCCTTCGCCTGTTCGGCTTCGGTGAGCTTGGTGGCCCCGCCGATCTTCGTGATGGCCGTGACGAGGTTGTTGGCGGAATAGAGCAGTTTGTCGCCGCTGAACGCCTTGACCATCCGCTCGGCTTGTGGCGTGAGCTTCTGGACTTCGACCCCGACTTGCTTGGTGTTCTTCTCGACGAGCTTGAGGGTGGAGTTGGCCTTCGCCATCCCCGTGTCAAATTGTGCTGTGTCAGCGGTCAGCATCGCCCGCAGGACGCCGACGACGGCGTTATTGGCCGACGCCATCAGTGCACGACCTTCAGCGGGATCTGGTAACGCTCACTCAGGAAATGCAACATCTGTCGTTGTGCCTCACGCGACGTCCGCCGTGGTCCGTCACGCTGCTCAAACATCGTCTTGAGGTCCGTCAGTTTACCGACCTGTGCTTGTGCGCTCAGTGCCGCCACGGTCCACGCGAGCGCGAGATCGCGGTTCTGTTCGTCCTTCCACCTCTGCTCCGCCGCTTCGCTTTCCCGGTAGTATTCCCGCGGCGTCATGCGCCAAAACTGTTCCTGGCTCAGACCGATCCGACGAGCTCCGACGATGAGGGCTCGCCAGTTCCAACCTGAGCCTCCTGAGGGCGCGTCTCGCTCTGTGCCCCCTCCGGCTGTGGTGGTTGATTGAGTTCGATGGAACGATTCACCCAATCCGACACGACACCGATCCCACCAGCACGCTCGATCCATCGGCTCGCGTCCTTGAGCGTCTTGATCTCGGCCGCGTGTTCGTCTTGCAATAAACACCACACGACGGCACGCATCCCAGAGAACATGCCCTGTCGCATAACAGTCTCGATGTCCGTGCCCGGGTGTCCGAGGCCGGCCATCAACGCTTCAAATTCCGCGACGGCATCGAAGGCCGGGCGCAAGGTGTAAGGCTTGCCCCCGACCACGACGCCGACGTCGCCCTTTTCCTGATTCGCCATGGTTCACCTAGGGCAAGGTATACGCCGACAGCGGGGTCACTTCGGCCGTGAAGTCGCACTTCACGTCCACGCCGAGCGCCCCGATCTGATACTTCGTCACCACGCCCCGAAACGCCAGAATGATGCCGGGAGGCGAACCAGCCCCGTCGCCCGCGGCGCCAGCCGGGAACTCGATCTCGAAATCGACTTCGGTGACATCGCGCCACAACGACACGAGCGACCGATCCGGATCGAACCCGTCCCCGCCCGCGACCGTGTGCGAGCCGTGCCCCGGCCGGTAGTTGCCGCGCAACGCAAACGCCCCGGAGTCGCGCAAGGTCGCCAGCTTTTCCCGATGCCGATCCGGGCTCCGGAGGTGGGTCTTTTCGAGCACGCCGGTCGTCATGTCTCCGGGCGTGATGAGATCGATGTCGGCGACGGCCACAAAGGTCTGTGGGGAGTCGCCCTGCCCGATCCGCAGTTCCGAGCCATATCCGATGAACGCATCACCGGGGTAAAAAGTGCCAGTCACATCAGCCATTGCTCTCTCCTGTTAGTTGTCGCACGTCGTTACCCCAGTGGGCTCCAATGGAACAGAAAGTCCGTCCGCACCCGGTCGAGTCGCATCTCCTCCGGGAAGTGCTCAAGATCTCCTGCGTGGAAGAGTTCGACATTGTGGACGGTAATCATCAGGGGGCCGTCCTCAAGTAATCCGCTCCAGCCGAACAGTCCGGACGCCGTCGGCCCCAGTCCGTCCCCGATCACCGCCATTGCCAACTCCTGCGCCGTGCCGAGCGGATCGTCACCGGAGGTTTCCGCGGAGCAACAATCCACCTGGAACCGATACCGCGCCGGATAGTCAGGCCCCCGCAAGTGCTGATCGTGCGGGGTCGAGATGCGCTGCACGCGGATATACGGCGTGGTCGGCTGCTGTGGCGCCTTCAACGCATACAACCGATCGCCGACCAGCATCGTGACCGCGCTCACGGCTTCGAGCCGATCGATGACATAGGCTTCGGTCACGCGGCCCTGCCGGTCACACTGCGACCTCCGAACGACTGCGGGAGGGCCTTGCGGATCGCCGCCCACAGGGACGCGAGCACGACGTTGAGGCTCGTCTGCTTCTGCGCATCGAAGGCCGGCCGCATGAACGGCTGCGCCGCGTGGTGGATGGTCCCGTATTCCTGAAAGTAACCGTAGAAGTGATCGGACGGCTGCAAGGCGGGTCCAACTTCCACGACTGGCCCCGCCCCGAAGACGTCCTCTTCCGCCGCACTGAACCCGGCCGTCTTCAACTTCCGCTTCGACTGCACCCCGATCACGATGTTGTCGGC